ATCATAAAGCCAGTAAAACCATCTCTCAACTTCTTTAATCCAGCTCTTAATAGTAATGAGCGCATCATCAAGACCAGGAAAGATTTGACTTAAATCTATCTCAGTAAATAAACCTTTTAGATTATCTTTAATCCATACTACAGATTCTTTTATAAATTCTGCTGCAGTATTAAAACCACTAGAAATCATTTGACCTATTTCAGTAGTCCTCAATACTTCAGAGAGATAATTATAAAATCTAACTGCCAATCCAGATACTGTAGCAAATACCGTTTGAAAAGTAGTCTTTATATTTTCAGCTATAGGTGTTAAATTAGAACTTAATTTACTACCAATATCTCCAAAGAAGCTAAGTATAGATTCAAAATTAAAGGAGCCAAATGCAAGAACTATATCTGTAACAAATAAGGCAATCTTTGCTCTTGTATTATTAATAATAAAATCAAAGCGTTCAGCAAAATTAAAAATTCTCATTGCAACATTATTAATAACATCTGCAAGAGAAGTCTTCATAGATAAAAATGTACCTTTTATTGTAGCACCTAATACAAATAAGGAATTACCAATATTTGTAAAAGCACCCTGAAAGGTAACACCTATTTTCTTTGCCTTCTCATCAATTAAAGCTGTCTGTTTATAGATAGCTTTAAATACTGCTGGAAATGTTAATGCGCCATCTTCACCTAATTTCTTTAATTCACCTCTAGCAACACCTAATCCATCTGCTATTAGTTGTGCTAGTTCAGGTGCATTTTCAAGAACAGATCTAAGTTCTTCGCCTGATAATCTATTAGATGCAAGACCCTGACCAAATTGTAATAAGGCGGCAGCTGCTTCTGTAGTTGAAGCGCCAGATATAAGCATAGCTTTAGAAACTGATTCAGTAAATCTTAAAGTTTGTTTTTGAGTAACATTAAATTCTTCACCTGCACGTGCCATTTTAGTATAAAGATTAACAATACCCTCCATGTTAGTCCTAGTACGTAAGGCAATTTTAGCAGTCTCCATAAACACATCATTAAGCTGTTCTTGACTTTTAGTTACAAGGCGTAATCTAGAATTAATATTCGTAAGCGTATCGCTTACATCCATATACTTCTTAAGTGCAAGTGTAATACCACCACCAATTATGAAAGCCTTTCCAAAAGACAAAACTTTCTGGGAAGCAGATTCAGTACTCTTCTTTATTCCATCAACAGATTCTCGCAACTTTGCCAAATCTTGTTGGGCTTGCTTGGAATCTGATATGGTTCTTAAAACAATAGCCATACAGTTCCTTTTCAATTTTTAACCCAGAAATCCACGAAGGAGATCTGGGTTAAATTACAGGTATTAATCCTGCACAACTTCCACTATGGTTCCCTGGGGCTTACCATACACTAATGCAATTGCTTCTACGAAATAAGCCGGCGCCTGCTTAGAAGATCCTTGATTCAGATATTGAATATAAGGGACACTATTAGCAACTGTAAAAACATTACCTTGCCTAGCAACAGACCATGATCTCCTAGCTTTACCAGTAGCAACAGGAGTAGCATCTTCTAAGTCTTTTACCATATTAGCTACAGATAATGAATGATTCTTACTAATAGTCTCATCTTGTAAAGCTTTAAGTCTCTTAAATTCTATATCTACGTTCTTCATTAACATTTTCATAGCTCATCCAATATACTCAGCTTGTCGCCCTTTGTTGCCTTACGTATAAACTTAAGCATAGAAGAACCTTTAAGACTGTCTTTGAGAGACTTTGATTTAGTCTCAGAGACAATAGGTACAAGTGATGGAAATATTTCCTCAGGTTTTCTCTTTTCTGCACCAAAGCTTCTAATTATATGATATGCTCTAAGATCATCTTCCCAACCTTTTGGTCTCTTAGCATAATACTGAATCCATTTTTGGAGTTCATCATAGGGCATTTCAGACATTAGAATATAAACAGGAATGCCTAAAGAGGATGCAATGCTGTAATACATCATATCCTCTTCAGACAGCTCTACTTTCCCTCTGGTAACATCCCAGAAAACTTCATAATATTATTAGAAAGTGTAGAGAGTTCTTCCATAGGAAAACTATTGAAATCTTCATCAGAAAGCTCAGCAGCATCCTTAACTGCAATTCTGATAACCTTTCTTAGTAAGTCTAAACCAGAAGTATCATCATCTTTTAAGGCTTTGGCTTGTTCCTGGATTTCGATAACTTCGCCTACAGTCAATTTACTAACTGTAATATCCTCACCCATAAACTTAAAAGTTTTTGTGATCTTCTTATTAATCAGATTTTTCATGCTAGTCGGAATTACTATCTTTGGAGTTGAAACCATCTAGACTCTTCTTTATTCCATGTAAATATGTTAGTGTCTTAAAGACTTCCTGCGATTTATCTTGATCGGCAGCAAATTCTGGCATTCTGTCCATTGTTTTACGAATGCTAGTATCGACACTCTTTCGCATATGTTTTACGGTTGTCCGCACAACATAATCCATGCTAAAAGGCTTCTGTGTTTGTTCAGTATTTTCCATGATCTTTATATGTTAAGAGGGGAATATTATTCCCCTATTTTTCTAATTAAGCAGTCGGCGCTACTGTAAATGCACCGAAGAATGCCGATTGAACAGAAATAGTAACTGTAGCAGTGTTAGCATCTGAAAGCTGTGGGCTAACCATTAAAGATTCAATTTTGCCGATCCAGAAATATGAACTATTTTCTGTTTGTGTTCCATCACTGACATCACCAGCGATACTAGAAGCACCTGCTGAATCATAACCAACAGGCGGTTCGCTGTTTAAGAGTGTAAATCTAAAGACCTTTTGAACACCATCAGCAACTAAGTTACCAAGTGTAGTTCCAGCTGCCCAATCACTAGCAACATAGTTCAGTGTAAGTTCGATGGTCGGTGAATCTGCCTGACCCTGAACTTGCTGAGATGTTGCCTGGCCATAAACAGGAACATTAACAATGTTAGGCGGCGTGCCCATTGCAGGGAATTCACGTACATTGCGAATACGTGTATACTTTGAAGCAGCAAAAGCAAGTTGTAAATTAGCTTCAGTAGGTGTACCAATTGCAGTACCTCCCGCTGTTGCATCCGTGCAGACCGACAGGTCAGAAAACATACCTGCACCGATCGACGATATATGTGCCATTTAGACTCCAAAATAACTAAAAGGGATTGTGTAAGATGATCTATGCAAAGTAGGATTATCAGGATCAGAGCCTATTTGTACAAGTGAGCTATTTTGGAATTGAGTTCTCTTTCCAGCCAATGTAGTCTTGCTCTTTCCTACTAAGTACTGATCAAGCTTGTCTGCAATAAGGGTAGTTTTGTTAGGACCTGTTCCTGCAGAAATGAAGATATCTATGATTACAACTCCAGATACCGATTTCAAGTTAACACCTGGACCGCTAGGGACAATTGAGACTCTAATAAATTCATCTCCATTATTATCTATTTGAATATTATTGGGAAATGTATTTATTTTTTCATTCTTCCACGTACCTGCAAATACTGAGAAAATATCCAATTCTAATTCAGCATATTTTCCCATTTCAACCCTCTTTAAGAATTTCAGCAAGATAAGTAAATCCGCTATCAACTATTAAAGGATTAAATTTCCAAGTTTCATCATTATAAATAACTGAATCATAAACTGTTATATCGTCTATATTTCGAGACTTAAATAATATTTGACGTCTCTTAGTATTACGATTAGCACCTTTTTTAGTATCTAGAATTACAGCCTTAATATCATGGTTGGCCGTCTTACCCTTAGACATTGCTATAGTACTGAAGTCAAAAGATTTATCTGTTTTTCTTACTAATAACATATCCTTAGCAAGGTCTTTTAATTGATTAAATGCTAATGATAAACTTGAATCAATTAAAGATGTATAGCTCATTAGTTGGCCCTCCACCATGAGTAGGAGCCTCTGTTTAATAATAGCGGACGAATCAAATTAGAAGCAGTATTCGGTATTTTATTAGGTTTTACAATAGTATCCAGGACTACTCCAGAAACAGAGATTGTCCTTACAGATCCTGTATCGTCAAGAAGACCGTCGTTATTTAGCAGATGATATGCTATTTCGTAGGTCGCCTTAACAATCCTTAGTGGTACACTAGTAGTTAAGTCTACATAGTTTCCCACTAAGGGATCATAGTAAGTAGCAGTACGTGGAAAAGCTAAAGTCTGATCTTCACTTACAGCAACTCCGATCCAATCAAGGCCATCCAGAATAGCTGTGGCTGTCACCAGGGCCTTAGACTTTTGATCTGAGTCGGCATTATCCCAGGCGGCAACATCTAAACGTTCCTGGAGGTATGCATCAGCTTCTTCAACTGTAGCATACGAATTAATACCTTTTTCGAGCGCCATAAGTGTATCCTTTGATATTACGCGTGGAACACAGGAAGGATACCTAACGACAATGCAGACGTCGATTTACGAACCCAAACACCTTTTGTAGAGGCTAAAGTACCAGATGCAACATCAACTAAAGCTTTCTGAGTTGCACCTTCTAAGACATCCCAATAATTGGCATCAGACGGGAATGCATCTGCCGAACCAGCCCAATTGTAACCAGCCGGATGCAGAATATAACCCCAACGATACCACACAGAAGTTGTACCACCACCTTTGTAGGCAGCAGCTTTACGCTCAATTTCAACGGAATCAGGCATAACCAGAGGTTCCATTGCAAGAGCACCAGGAAGAACAATATAAGAAGTCTTTGTACCAACGATATCAACACCAGCACCTAAGTTGATTTTCGTTAATTCAGCTGAAGAAAAGCTTTGTGTAGCACGAGTTTGAATTAGGCGGAACTTGCCTTGGAAAATTGTGCTAAAGTTAACATTACCTTCTGTAACACGGTCTTGATCAACAAGGTTAGCAGAACGTAACGAAGCATAGACTTCAGGCGAAGTAACTAAATATGCCCACTCGGGCTCATAATCTTTAAATGCTTTACCAAAGGCTTGGAGGAAGCCCTCTGCACGAGCCGCACCTTGGATAGTAGCCGTAGCATCGACGATAGCTTTAGCTGAGCCAAGATCGACATAGAAGCCATACTTCATGTCTGTCGGATCGTTAGAGAAAGTCTGTCCACCTAAACCGGTAGCACCGGAAGCGGCCGCAGCACCATTAAGTACTTCAGAGACTGCAACACCTTTCAGGACTGTCAGAATAGCATTATGCTCATCTTGCGAGCGTGTCTCGGCAAAATCACGAGAGATCTTCGCAAGACCATCTTGACGCGTCACTAATTCTTGTAAATTAACTTTTGTAGCGCCATGCGTACGCGCTGTCTTAATGTAAGTTAAGTAATCCGAACTGAACGTGGTGCCAGTGCCATCTGTCGAGTCAGTAAGTGAAGCGACATTGATAGTCGGGTTCAAAGGCTTGAACCATCTCATTTGACCAATATAGGTCTCTGTGTTACGGTCAATGTTAGGGTTGCTACTAACAATGCCCGTACCCGATAACTTTCTAGCATTCGTATAGGCTTCATCAGTATAAGCCGAAATAGCTTCTTGTAAGACAAAGTTGGTAGCACCACCAACGTTAGTACGAACTGTCATTTAAACATCCTATAAGTGTTTAAGGCTGACGTTTGGGTAATTTACCTTCCGCAGCCAAGGTAAGAACTTCTTCTTGTGACATCAAAAATAATGATTTATTCTCACCAGACACAGTCGTGGGTTTATTGTTGCCGCCGCTACCAGTACCACTGGATGCTTTAGCCTTAAACAAGAAAGCATTTTCTTCATTGCTGCTAAACGTCTTAATGAAGTCTCGAATCGAGACGCCTGTCTTATGAACCCAGAGTTTGTTCTCTGTTTGAACAAGTTGATCTACAACTTCACGAAAAGCCATTTCCCTTGACTTTTCATTTCTAAATGGTAGATCTGCTAACACGCCTTTAAGCTCTAGATCGCGAGTCAATTCAATATTTCGCTTCTCTGCGGCTTCACGTGCAGCATTTGCCTCTGCTAAACGTTGTTCATAGGCTTCTCGATGCTTTCCTTCCTCTTCGAGACGCTTTAATTCTGCTTCCCTTTTCTCTGCTTCGAATGCTTTTACTTTCTTAACAGCGTCATCACGAGCACTGTAAGCATTGTCTAATTTTGACTTGATTTCTTTAAGACTCTCTTCAACTTTCTCTTGGACAATTTTTTCAACATCTGGAGGCACTATCTTAGATCCTTTGTCTTTCGGATCTTCGTTAGTCTTTGGTGTACCATCCTCATTTAGTTCAATATCTGGCATTACAATTCCTTTGAGTACGACTCAATTAAATAAGAATACGATTCTTATCTTTATAAAAAACGCGACCTGGGTTAATTTAACGGGTTGATCTAGTTCACA